TTAAACCTGATATAGAACTCTTAGATTATTACTTTCCCGAGGACAGAGATTGGCATACTTAAATCATAATCTACCAACATTTACTTGTTATATTCGTAATGAGTTTTTGTTTAATCATAAAAAAGGTCATGGACAGGTCACTTTATGTGACGTACACTCAGTAGCGTCCTTAGAGAAGCATGTACCCCTCTTTGAGGTCTTTCTAGAGAACGGGGTCAACTGGACACGTAGACCGATACATTCTCTATGTTGGAAAGAAGATGCACCAAAACCAGAATTAAACGAATGTATGTGGTGGGATTGCTTCTCACCTTATATTGATGTACAAATTCGTTCAAGACTTGCTGGTTTGAGAGCAGAACTAATCAATTATAAGAATCAACGTAATGAAGGTATCTACATGTTTACGTTAGATTGGTCATGGGAGTCTAAATCAACCCTAAATACTAACTTTAGTGAGACACCTGAGCATAAATGTGCTCATTTCTTCAAGATGGACAATGGTAACTTCTATGCATACCCTAATAATAAGATCTTATGGTATGACGATGCATGGACAAAGGACCGAATTACCGAAAATCCAGGTTTTGAAATTGATTTGACGGAATACTCAGTTGAGAATACCCGTAAAATCGAGACTTCAGACGACTTTATGTACGAAATTAACCAAGTAGGTGGATGAAATGCCCGAAAACAACGAAAAGATGCTCCGTGAAATTGCTTTTGATGCAATGACACCCAAGAAAACTGACAAACTCAAGGAAAATGAGATTTTTGAGTATGTAGAAGATGAAGTAGAGAAAAAGGACGAGAACAAAACTCTCTTTGGTTGAATAAATAAGGTATATTTACGTTAATATACCTTAAAAGTGCCTGTAGAACGCATATCACAGTCCTTTAAGGACCTAAGTCCCACCTTAAAGGTCAATCCAATTACTGGAGACTTAGTAGCACTTAAAAATTCTAATGCAATTGCGCGTTCTCTTAAAAATTTGGTCTTTACTGACCAAGGAGAACGCTTTTTTGCTCCAGAAACAGGTGGAAATGTCAAATCATTGCTGTTTGACAACATGGATTCATTAGTTGCATCTAGAGTTGAAAACTCAATTACTCAAACAATTGCATTTAATGAACCAAGAGTTGAACTTATCAGTGTTAAGGCAACACCAAACTTTGATGATAACGAAATAGACGTTCGTATTCAATATAAAATCATTGGATTGGAACTTGAACCACAACAGTTAGAATTCGCGTTACAACCCACACGATAATGCCACTAGTTAATTTTTCAAATCTAGACTTTGATCAGATCAAAGACTCGCTCAAGGATTATTTGAGGTCGAACTCGGATTTTACTGACTATGACTTTGAAGGGTCTAACTTATCGGTTATTATCGATACCCTTGCATATAACACATACCTCAACTCTTATAATGCTAACATGATTAGCAATGAGGTATTCATTGATAGTGCAACGTTAAGAGAAAATGTTGTATCTCTCGCAAAGAATGTTGGATATATCCCCAGGTCAGCAACAGCAGCAAGATCATCAGTAAGTTTCTTTGTTGATACTGGTAGATATACAACAAATCCAAGTTATTTGACTTTAAAGAAGGGACTTTTCTCTCTAACTCGTCAATATGGAGTTCAGTCATATTCATTCAATATTCTTGATAATATTACCACACCTGTAGTAAATGGTATTGCATTTTTTGATAACGTTTTAGCATATGAAGGTACATACCTTACAGAAGGATTTACTGTCGATTCCTTTAATCCCAATCAGAGATTTATTTTAGGTAATGGTGATGTTGATACCACTACTTTAAGGGTTATTGTAAAACCAAGTGAAGATTCTCAGATTCAGAGAGTCTACCAACAGACTCAGTCACTATTTGACGTTGATTCTAAATCTCCAATCTACTTTGTACAAGAAATTGAAGATGGTAAATATGAATTAATCTTCGGAGATGGCATTTTTGGTATCAAACCTGAATCTGGAAACTATATTGAAGTTTCTTATATTGTAACTTCTGCTGGTACTGCTGCAAACAATGTTAAGCAGTTTGTCTTTAGTGGAAGAATCATCGATCAGAGATTAGGAACCCCTGCAAATGAGGGTATTTCGGCACTTACTACATTACAACCATCATTTGGTGGTACTTTCATTGAATCTGTTGATAGTATTAGGAGATACTCTACAAAGCAGTATGCAGCACAAGGTAGAGCAGTTACAGCAGCAGATTATGAGGCGTGTGTAACTAAGGTATATCCTGATGCAGAGTCAGTTTCTGCTTTTGGTGGAGAAGAAATCACACCTCCAGAGTATGGAAAAGTTTTTGTTGCAATTAAACCCATTGAAGGTGCTTATCTATCAAACTACATTAAGGACAACATTTTAACAGATCTTCGACGATGTTCTGTTGCTGGTATTGAACCAGTTATTATTGATCTTTCCTTTCTTTATGTTGAATTTTCCACAGCAGTATATTTTAACACAAATATCGCCCTTTCTGCTGCAGATATAATTAATAAGGTAGAACAGTCGATTTTAGATTATTCTAATATTTCCGATTTGAATAGATTTGGAGCAAGATTCAAATATAGTAATTTCCAAGGAATTATTGACAACACTGATGATGCAATCACTTCAAACATTACTACAATTACTCTTAGAAGAGATTTAAGAGTACTTATTAATGTTCTAGCAGAATATGAGATCTGTTTTGGTAACGCACTCCTAGTAGATCCTACAAAATTTGCATGTAGAGAAAATGGATATACCTATAACATAAGATCTTCAGGGTTTAAAATTAGCGGAGTACCAGATACTGTCTATATTGGTGATAGACCAATGGGATCAATAACCACCGTTGATAAGAAAGGTAGTTTGTTCTTCTTTAAATTAGATGCCGATCTACAACCAGTTATTGTAAGAGAAAACGTTGGTAGAGTTAATTATGATAAAGGAGAAATTATTCTTTTCCCTGTAGTTATTACTGAGACAGAGTATAATAACCCATTCCCAATGATCAAGATTCTGGTAATTCCTGCTTCAAATGACATAGTTGGTCTCCAGGATTTGTATCTTCAATTGGATGTAAATAGTAGTACCGTTACCGCTATTCCAGATAATATTGCATCTGGAAATGACATTTCTGGAACGAACTTTATAACAACTTCCAGTTATCCCGACAATCAGTTAACTTACCAACGTGTGATCAGTTAAGAAATGATATCAACAGACCGCCAAAAAATCCGTACTCAAGACATCGTTGAGTATCAACTTCCTTCATGGGTAAGAGAAGATTTCCCCTTGGTAGCATCTTTCTTTAAGACTTACTATACTTCTCAGGAAGTTGTAGGCGGACCCACTGACCTTATTAAGAACTTAACGGAGTATATTTCTCCTCAGGTCATTGCTGATGGTAGAGAAAGTACAACCCTAAAAGTAACTGTTGATGCATTTGTTGAAACTATTACAACAGACTTTAATCTTGCAAAGGATATTCAGGGTACTGCTGGGTTTCCTGACAAGTGGGGTCTGATTCAGATTGATGAAGAGATTATTTTATATGAGCGAAAGTCTAGAAATCAGTTCATCAACTGTGTAAGAGGGTTCAGTGGCACTACTTCTTACAAAACACCCAACAAACCAGACCAACTTACCTTTTCTACATCGGAAGCAGTAGATCACCAGTCTGGTGCAAAGATTGTCAATTTAAGTGCCTTATTGTTAGCAGAATTTTTTACAAAATTAAAATATCTTTATACGCCAGGATTTGAAGAGCGCAATTTAAATGATGAATTAAATAAGCGTTTATTTGTCTCTAGAGCGGTTGACTTTTATTCGTCAAAAGGATCTCAAGAATCGTTCGATATTCTTTTTGGAGCACTCTATGGCGAGTGGGTAAAAGTCTTTAAACCCAGAAGACATCTCTTCAGACCATCTGATGCTAAGTATAGATTGACCAATGACTTGGTTGCACAGATTACTAGTATTCCAGAAGGTGTTTCTCCTTATGATGCACTAAACAAAACTCTATATCAACAGGCACATCCAGAGTATGGAATTGAGTCTGCAGCATCTCCGATTACAAATATTCAAAAAGCAACGTATAGCGGAGAAGATTACTATACGATTAGTTTAGACTCTGACTATGATAAAGATATTCGTCTAACTGGAGCAACCTTTGGAAATTTTGTAGTTCATCCAAACACCAGAACGACATCTTCTTCAGCATTCTCCACAAGTTTTATTGACGTAGATTCGACAATTGGGTTTCCCAATTCAGGAGAACTTTTTGTTCAGTATAATGAGCAGATAAGTGGTGTTATCTCATATGCAGAAAAGACTTCAACTCAGTTTATTGGAGTTACTGGAATTTCTGAGACTATTGCTGAGTTTACCGATTTACGTTTAAATGTAACGGCATTTGCAAATACAAGTGAAGGACCAATTCAGTATAGAATTGGATCAGTATTAAGACAGGATCAGATTGAGACGCCAAATTGGTATTTCAATGATAATGACTATGGACTTATTGAATCTTTAGGAATTACGACTGATGGTGTTAGATCTGAAGGATGGATTTTCAATCAAGCAGTAAAACTTGATCTAGAATCTTTTGATGGCACTGTTGCAGTATCATATATCGAACATGATTTAAATCTCCAAGATAAAGTCACGATGGTTGACTATCTGGGATTTGAATACAGAGGAACTGTAAGTCAAGTTACTGATGCATTTACATTTAACATTATTTTTGACCTAGGTTCTACTCCTAAGTTGGATGAAGACTTCCAGTATTCAATTTGCAAGGAAATTGCAAAACCAACTGTATCAACCAAGAATAAAGCAGCATATCAATACTTAGAAAATCTACAGTCAAATGTTCAGAATACATATGGCAACTTTGATGCAGATGTATTAGTCAATTCATCTTCTCTGCCAAGTTTCTCAAATATTGATTTAGATTTTTATGATAGAAAAATCTTATTAAATGGGGCATATAGTGGTGAAGTATTCACGATTCCATCTTCTGTTGCAGATCATGGGTATTTTACAGGAGAGTCTGTATATTATTCAACGTATGAATATAATGCAACAGATTCTACTGGAAACATTATATTAGATGATAATGGAAATCCAGTCCTTTTAGAAAGTAAACTAGAAGGAATGACTAGAGGCATTTACTTCGTCAGAAGAATAAATGCAAGATCATTTAAACTTGCTTCAAGTCCACCAAACTTATATAACGATCAATATATTAGTGTTTCTGGAACAGTAGAGAATAACAGTCTAACATACATCAATTTCCATGATAAGGACATTGAAAATCAAAATTTACTAAGAGAATTTAAGACACCTATTAATAAGGGAGATGTTTTTGTAACAGAACCAGGAACAACTGGTATCTTGGTAAATGGTGTTGAGATTCTAAACTATAAGTCTCAAGACATTATTAATTATGGTAAAATTCAAAAAATTAATGTAACTGCTCCAGGAACAGATTACGATATCATTAATCCACCAGTACTTGAAATTACTGATGATAATGGTCAGTATGCAAATGGCATTGTTGCCGTTGCTGGATCAATGATGCAACTTGATCTTTTAGAAACTGGTTTTGACTATGTAAAGGATCCTGTAATTACTATCAAAGGTGGTAATGGTAATGGCGCTGTTGGTGAGATTAATACAGAACTAGTTGACTATGAAGTTACCTTTAACCCCATCTCTGGAGTTAATACGACAGCAAATACAATTGGATTTTCTACTTTCCATAAGTTTAGAGAGATTGAGCATGTCATTTACAGAA